AATCCTGATATGCTTGCTTATGCCAATAAGCAACTTTCTAATGGGATGACTCCAGCACAAGCTCTTCAAAGTACCTTAAGCCAACCACAGTTTTCGGATCAAAGTAATAAATTCTCTTTTGGATTATCCCCTGACCAGAAATCATTTATAGATCATGGAGTTGAGCCTGGCTGGGGTCCTGTAGAAACAGCTACCCCAACTACTAATCTATACAATACGGTAATGCAAACCTCTGCCAGACGTGCTCGGGAAGCTGTTACTAGTACTGTTGAGGAGCAGGCGGGCGATCTTAAGAATGCAATGGTATCTGCGTATCAGCGCCTAAAGTTTCGTGCTGAGAATCCTAACCTACCAGCACAGGAAATGACTCCTGAGGAGGTGTCAGCTGCAAAACTATTGGGATATCATCCCGCTAGCATGTCAAGTGAGGGAGCGCAGTATATTAATATTCAGCCATCAGCTACTGGACAGAGTACGGGTAGTTATTTCTATGAACGCTCCCCCAAGCTTCCGGAAGGGTATGGTACACAAGATAATGCTCCACGTACTGATACGTTGGAACAGCCTCTTGTATCCATTCCAACAAAGAGTCTGCCCTCAAACTTTCTACAATTCCTAGTTAATGCCCCACTGCAACAGGAATATCAATACCAGCAGATTCATAAAGTACTAGACCAACAAGCCATTGTAGCCAACCCAAATAAGTATAATCCCCAACAGGTTGCACAGGCTAAAAAGTATCTTGCCAGCCTACCTGGAGAGGATAAGAAAACGGCTAAGCAATACATGGAAGATGTTGCACAGCAGTTTAAAGATCATCCCAAGGAAATGGGTATCGGTCTTATCAATGGCATTCTTACCGATCCTGAACTACTCGCTGGTGGCGAGTCTGAACTTACGGCACTCAGTGATGCCGCCAAGGCCGCTGGAGCTACACCTAAGGCAATCAACAGTATCCGTCGTGTCGAGAATGCAGTTCACGGTGCAGTCACTGGTGGCACCTTTGGGGGAGTAACTGAAGCAGGTCAGCAGATATCTAGTCCATCTGGTAATATCTCGCCTGCCCAACTTGCTTCCACGGCCGCCACGGGAGCTATAATCGGCGGGGCACTAGGTGCAGCGCGAGGTACTCACACCGCCGGGACCGTCGGCGCAGCCGACAAATTAGATCCTGATCCAATGGAACCTGGTTGGAGTAAGCCTACTACTCCGGAGTTGCCAGGTCCAATGGGAGGTAAGTTACTTACTCGGGAAGAGGTTCCTGGGGAATTTACTAGTACTGCGCAGAAGAGACTAGGTGCACCTGGAGATGTAAATAAACCTCATGTTCCTGGTGAACCTATTCCCACTAATACTCCCCTTGACGATAAGGGTATTGTCCCGTATACGGGGGGTACAAGTGAGGATTTAAAGGGACTACATGTTGATGAAAAGTTTCCTAACACACTTCAAATAAAAAATAAGGATGGGCAGGAAGTAACTGTACCGGTGAAGGATATTGTAACACAAGTGCATGAGGCAGAGGAGGCACCATTGATGCATCCGCAAGGACCTGTGCCGATTGAGAAAATCTATGATCTCATTGATCGTGCAGGTCCACATGCTACTACTGAGATCTTCTCTCCCAGTATCTTGAAGAAGATTGCTGATGGTACTCCATTGTCTTATCCTGATGCTCATGAGATTGCAACGGCTATTGAGAATCATCATGTAGAAAGTAACTATAATATTGATCCAAAGGTTTATCAGGATGCAATGAAGCCTCACATTAAGGAGATTGCTAAGGTATCTGAGGAGGAGCCAAAGTCTAGAATTCCTGCTACACTCGGTAATAAGCCCTATGAGGATATGGGACATCCAGAGGTTGTGTCTGGGCAAGGTAAGCCTAGTGTAGGTGGTTTGCCGGGAGAATCTCCTGGTGAATTAAATGCCAGTGGAGAGTCTGCTGCAAGTCTTGAGGCTATTAACCGATTCCGAGATGAGCGTGCCGCAGGGCGTGATCGATATCTAATCGACCGTCACGGCAACGTAGTTCCTCTTATGATGGCTGAAGATGTAGATCGTGTAGCTCGCCCCGGGCAGGTTATTGTACAGAGAGGTATTGGCAAGGAGCCTTGGACCATTCTTAGTCATGGCGATGATGTATCGCCTACTGTTGCAAGAGGTAAAGTTAATGCCGCAGGTCCTCGATTAGCACAAGCAGGTCGCATTGACCCAAAGTTACTTAAGGCTCTCGCAGCATTAGGTATTGGTGCGGTTGCTGGTTCATATATCTATAATAAACATCCCCTTAAAGGAGCTCTTGAGGGTGCAGGCCTGGTTCTTGCCTTAAGTGGTGCGCATCCTACTAAGTTCCTCAATGCTCTCAAGGGAGCTATATCTAGAGACAAAAAGATAAACATTTCATCCTTCCTTGATACAAGGGATGGTATGATGGCTGATAGTCAACGTGCACGTATGCAGGCGCAGCAGCATTTGACTAACATTACCCCGAAGATGGATTCTCGCGTCAAGGTAAATAGTTGGCTTGACGGAGATAAGACTATTCCATTGACGCTTACTGAAAGGCGTGGGGCTGACTATGCTCGTAATGTCTATGATTCCTTAGGCAAGGTAGCAATGCAACATGGTGTCTTGGATGAGATGATTCAAGACTATAATGCTCGTAGGTGGCAGCCAACTAAGAATAGGGATAGTATCCTTAAGCAAATTCTTGCGAGTAAGCAGAAAGCTAGTCCGACCGGTACTACCAGTGTTCATAACTTAAATCGTGTATTTGTAACCATAAAGGAAGGTAAGGCTGCCGGACTAATTCCAGTCACAGAAGATTACATCGCCAATCTTGGTATGTATTGGGATAGTATGACTCGTACTATTGCCAATAAGGTTACTCTTGATTCACTGAAGAATGCTAAGGTACCTGGCACACAACAGACACTTATTATGTCTGCGTTGGATAAGAATACTCCACCGGACTATGTAGGTAATGCTCGTCTGCCTGGTATGCGAGTTCATCCAGATATTGCGCAGACACTTGCAAGTGTATATCACCTGACTGATACCAATCCATTCTTGAATGGTCTACAAGCAGTTAATACACTACAAAAACGTTGGGAGGTAATGGGTAGTGTATTCCATGCCGTGTCTCTTATTCAGGCTCACTACTCTGCTACACCCATCAATAAGATTCCTGAAACAACTGGCGAGATTATCAAGAGTATCTTTGGTAAAACAAAGGCTCATGATATGCTACGTACCGGCGGACCGAAGGATGATGTAGGCTTACTCCTTCGTAACGGTACAAAGATTCAACTGCCCAATGCAGAAGGTATTGATATTGATTATAATCAGTCATACTATCCAGCCATCCAGGCAGTGCAAGGATATATGAACTCTGTTATTCCAGGTTCTGGTAAGTTGGTAGGTGGCCTGGAGAAGGTATCGAAGTTATCTGATCGATTAATCTTTACTAATATTCATGCTGGTCTGAAGTTAACAACAGGGCTTACTTATCTATCAAAGGCTAAACTAAATTGGGCAAAGGAGTTACAGAAGAATCCCAATACTGTAATCCCTTCTGATGACTACATTGCTAAAGAGGTTTCCTCCTTTGTCAACAATGTCTATGGCGGTCTCGACTGGAGGCGTGCCGCTGAAGAGGCACAGACCGAACTTGGGAGAATGCTTACTTATGCGGCATACGGTCCTATCGGACGTAGTCTTCTTTCCTTTACCTTTTTTGCACCCGACTGGCTTATGTCAACATTGCGGGCAGCGGGTAAGAGTCTTGGCACCGGCCATTTTGTACGGAGACTTACTAATACAGGTTCTCCAGAAGAGATGCTTCGACATGTGGGAGGGTCAGGACTCAAAGGATTGGTTAGGCCTAAGACAAGCACTGACTTCCATAGACTTTATCAGATTAGAAATGCAGTGTACTTTTTCTTGGTAGCTAGTGCCCTTAACCAATATTTTAGCGGGCATCCACTAACAAAGAATAAGAATCCCCTTCGTGTAGATATGGGACATGGAGAATATATGGAATGGAATAAGCATGGTATGGAGGCTTATAATGCACTTCGTGACCCTCGGCAGTTCTTTCTTAATAAACTGGGATTCATTCCGAGGGAGGCTGCTGAGTGGGCACTTGATCGTGACTATCTAGTGGTCGGTGGACATGCACCTAAATATAGCGGAGTGGCTCAACATGCCTTGCAAACGTTTACTCCATTCACTATCAGTAATATGCTTGACAAGAGTCCTCGTGATATCGCTCTTAATATTGCTGGCCTACCTGTGTATGGGGTCAGTGATAAGATGAAGGCGAAACGTGCTAGGGAAAGGGTACAGAAGAAAGAAACCGGAGGTTGGCCATGAGTAGTACTAAGGGTAGGGCAGACTTTCTTCGACTAGGTGATTGGAATACTGTATGTTATCAGTGTGGTTTTAAGAGAAAAGCTTCGCAACTTATCAGACACTGGCAAGGATATTATGTATGTCCAGAACATTGGGAACCTCGGCAGCCACAGGATTTTGTACAAGGTATTCCTGACAACCAAACAGTTCCATGGGCTCAGGTTATTCCAGCTACAGTATTTAACTATAACCAGGCTGCTGTATTCCCTCAGTTCGGTGATGGAGTTAATAAGCAGTTTCAACTAGGGGATGGTTTGTATAATACTACTGTGACCGCTGTATATGTTAATGGGGTTAGTGTGGGATTTACCACAACGGCAAAAGGACTTATTACTACTAACACAGCGCCAGCTAATTATGCAAGGGTAACTGCGTCTGGCGTGGAGAATGTTCCACATGAATATTACTAATGCGGTACAAATAGCTATGCAGTTATGTAAGAAATGGGAAGGCTGTCGTCTGCAAGCATATCCTGATCCAGCCACTAGAGGCGATCCTTGGACTATTGGCTATGGAGCTACGGGACCGGATATTAAAAAGGGAGTTGTGTGGACTCAGGAGCAGGCAGACGCTGATCTGCAGAATAGATTGATTGCCATTATTCAGGAATTTGATAACTTCATTATGGATAATCTGACTGATAATGAGGCTGGGGCTATCGCATCTCTTGGATATAATATAGGTCTGGGGAATCTTCGTAGGTCTACCCTCATTAGAGATCTTAACAATGGAGATACTCAGGGTGCGGCAGATCAATTCCTTGTATGGGACCATGCCGCAGGTCATGTAATGGCAGGTCTATATAATCGTCGTAAGGCAGAGCGTGAAGTATTTCTTGGAGGTAGTGTATGAGTCTTTCAGGTATTGGTGAGGTTGCGACCCTTGCAACTAGCATTGTAGATCGTTTATTTCCTGATAAGTCACAGCAAGAGAAAGATGCTGCCGCAGCACAGATTCAGATTCTTACTTTTCAAGCACAGGCTCAACAAGGACAGGATGATATTAACAAACAAGAGGCCGCCAGTGCTAATCTATTTGTAGCCGGCTGGCGGCCTTTTGTAGGTTGGATTTGTGGGATTGGTTTCTTGGTATCGTTCTTGGGACCACTTATCTCGTATGTTGTGGCGTTGTGTGGGAAGACTGGGATTGTGTTTCCTCAGTTGGATACTAGTATTCTTATGACCCTATTGATGGGTATGCTAGGTTTGGGCGGTATGAGAACATACGAGAAGGTGAGTGGTATTAACCCAGGCCACTAAATTTAGAAGTAATATATCTAGTATCCATACTAGTAATCTCCCCTCCCGTATTCTCATCAAACTTAGCTGCAAGACTAACTGCATCAATAGCTGATAGTCCCAAATGCAATGCTGCAATGGCAAAGCAGGCTCCGGTACCTATCGCATGATATTCCTCTGTGATAGGTACCTCAATTAGATTCTCCTCGATACGGTAGGCCTTCCCCTTTTCGATTAGGATTCCTACGAACTCCTTTACATCGGGAGCTTCTTCTTGTTTGTGATACTTAAGCCAGGTCATGACATCGTATACTTCAGAGTAGATTCCGCTACCTCCGAAGTATACATCTGGCCGAAGTTCCCAAATCTTCGTTACCTTTCGATTGAATGTCCCTGTTGCCAGTGTATCGGCAGCAAGTGTTTTACCATCCCAAGCTATTGTTGTCATAACTTATGTCCCAAATTGGCACATCACTTATATTGATCTACGATATTAGTATCTGTTAACATACAAGCTAGCGCTGATACAAATTCTTCAAATTGATCACTAGCAGTTAATGTTACCCATCCTGAATCTTCTAAAGCTGTTGCTAAGGCCTGTATGTTAATCTTTACATAGTCTTCTTTCATAGTATCATCCTATCCACTTATAAATTTTATCTTGTGTATGGCTATTTAGTTCTACACTGATTACTTTCATCTGTTGTAGTGTCTGCTCTATTCTACTTAAATCCTCTGGACTCACGTCACGATAGAAACGTTGCATTATTAACTTTCGAGTGGTAGTGCCGATACGAGCAATGTAGTCTTTTATCTGTTCGGTAATGTCGCTGTTGCGAGCACGTCCCAATCCACCAAAGGTCTTGTGCATATTGATCTCGGCGGATGTAAGTAATCCCAAAGATCTATCAAAATCTTCTTGGCGAATAGTAAGATCATCTCCCCGTGAAGCCGAGCATAATAGCATAAGCTTCCGTATATGAGTTGCCCTTCGTTCACAATAGCCAGCGAATCGGGAATCATCGATTGCAGGTTTCCCTTGTGCCAATAACATATCCTGTTCAACGTACCAGTCAGTATATAGATGCTCGGCGGTTGGGGTAAACTGTACCTCCCCGGCGAGCTTATGTATTCGTTCGAGGTCTCGGACAAGTTTACCTTGTAATTCATAGTCAGCATTGGTCATCTCATATTTGGGGACGGTCTTTCGTTTCTCTGTTTCTACTATGAATATTACTCGGCTGGTAAAACCTCCACCTACTGCTTCGGGAGGGATCATACTTTGAATCCAGTCAGGCGCAGTTCCACCCATCAGATTTAAACATAATCCTTGTAATGTGTCCTTCCCACGCCCAACCGTCTCGTATTCCCAATCGTCCTTCGAGTCGTACCAGTCCGTCAGATTCGATAAGTATGCGATGTCCCCCTGTCCAAGGAAGACGGATAACTCCTCTGAAAATGCCGTTATTGCACAGTGGAGTTTTACACTGCCAGTAGAAGGATCGTGGAAGTTCAAGATAGATCTTTTCATTGCTAAAATCATAGCTTGTCTTCCAGATGATGACTCTGGTGCAATACTTACTCCTGTTACTTGTCTCAGTATATCCTTCGCAATACCAAGTGCTACCCCCTTCCGAGTACGACCAGATGCTCCAATCAATACTACATATAGGTTCGGATATATGATCTGTCCCAGTCCCCATTTCAAATATACCTTTCGTTGAAGTGCGCCGGCGATAACTGAGAGTCCACACCAAGTATGATAACTGATAGGGCTTTCAGAATTATCTGTATATTGTAAATACGAATCAAGCCAATCAGTTAGCTCTCTCGCCACTGGTAAACTCCCATACGCCCAGCAGTTTATTTATAGATTCGTAGTCCGTTACGTCCTGCATTCCATTCTTATTATTATCGGAGTATTCTCCCCAGTTTAGGCCGCATTTTATGTCACTGGCAATTTTAAAAGGTCGTTGATTGTACTCCATTATGGGAGACGTATATTCATGTAGTAGCCCTAAGAATTTCTTGAAGGCTTCGGGCATAGATAGAAAAACCAAAGGTACTTGGAGAAGGATGGAGTCGTGTACTTGGGCAAGGATATCAACGTCTCTGTATTGTGTAATCCATTTATCTCTATATATCTTGACCATTCCTTGATTGAGTCCATCAACAACTGTCGACTGGGGTAACATGCTGTAGGCTGATTTGAATAGACTGTCATTCCACTGTCCAAGAAATCTAACCCTACGTCCGAAACAATTCTCAAGGGTTCTACCTTTTCCGAGCTGTCGTTGAATAGATTCATGCCACTGACCGATACCGGGATAAATCTGGTGATACATTGACACAACTTTTTTTGCTTCACGTTCTTCAATTTCATTGATAAGGGCGAATTGCCGATAGCCTTCACCATAATTTAGCCCATGGTTAGATCTCTTGCCGCATTGACGCGCACTCATCGTGCGAGGAAAGTTGCCACACATCTTACGAAGTACTTCGTCCGATTGACGAATCTCGAAAATTAGTTCTGCATCAGTAGTATGTCCAATTTTCTTATTCTCGTACTTAATAAGGTCAGGTTCACAATCGAACATCAGGGACGCAGTGTGGGTGTGAACGTCGATACCTTGTTCAATAGCAGAGATCATATTGGCATCTCCGCTGGCGTAGGCTACAACTACCCACTCCGCCTGTCGCTTGTCGATTTCCAATAGGAAATATCCAGGATCGGCAATTAGGAATTTCTTAAACTCCGAAGGCAGATTCTGGAAATTCATTCCTGTGTTGAAGATTGTCTTACTCGATGATAGACGGCCAAACATCGTACCTCTGGGATTATACGAACCCCTCATACGATTATCTTCATCGAAGCGCATATTCAGGTATGTACCGTACAACTTCTGTAGACCTCGAATCTCCTGTACTAATTTGGCCTGTCGTAATCCCGGTCGTTGGGCAGTACCTCTAGCCAATCTCTGCATTGCCAAGTCATCACAGGTAATGGCACCGGTCTTACCCTTGTATGGTGGAATACCAAGCTCGATGTAGAAGTAAGTCGCACAATCCTTACTACTGTTAACATTGAGTTCCCGTCCGACAAGCTTATTGAGTTCTTCTTGTTTAGCAGCTGTCGAGGCAAGAACATCCTTTTTAGTCTGATTAAGAAGGTCATGCGATACCCCCATTCCACGAGTCTGCATGAAGGTGAGTACCTCCATCAGATCGATAGTCATATTGTAGGTTGTTTGGAAATCACTCTGGAGTTCTGGCCAAATGGCGTCGTGAATCTGTACCATACAGGCACTATCCAGTGCGTTATATCGTAGAAAGGCTTCGTCCATTTTCATGGCGTTTGGATGCCCGATGTTGTGTTAATGGAATGCCCCGGAAACGTGATGGGAGCGTCAACGTGACGATTCCGTGATGGGGCCTGTGGGTACATACCGGGTGAAGTTGGTGTCGATTGTACGTCAATTGGTGCGGTTTGGGAGGCATTAACGTTTTGTTAATTATGGCATATCTTCTACAAGAATAGGCTCCCGATATTTTAGATTACGGAAGATCCTAATACGTCGTTGTTTATTTTGAATGTTAAGTGCCTTGCACAATTCGGTAGCTGCAACACTAGCAATATACCAATCCATATCACTAGTAATCATTACATTGACAGTATCTTTTCTAAATGCATACCAGGTAACTCCATATTCTTTTTCTTCTCGGTAGGCGTTACCGGCAAAGTCTGGATTTTCTCTGTAGCAATCTATCCAACCTTTATTCTCAAGGTCAGTATATGTGTCATTAACATTTTCTACTAAACAAAGATAGTCCTCATCCGTATCCATAACAGGAGGATTACATGTGTATCGGCTACCCGTAGGATATATTGATAGTGCTTTAAAGTACTCATCGAATTTATCCCTCAGACTCATAATCATGCCTCGTCTTTGATGTTAGAGAACTTCACAGTATCTTTCCAGTACTCCTGACTACCGCAATACACACTTCCCAAGAAGCCTAATCCCTTTGGGAGTTCGGGATACATGATAGAATGGGCGACCATAGTATCGTGTATCGGCCCTCGAACTTCGATGCCATTTCGGGTAAGAAGAAAGGGGACATCAAACATACTGTTTTGGATGATCTTGATCGAATGCGGATTACCAAGAACTTTTTGTAGGCCTCTCCAGAGGAATAGCTCATCCTCCAGTTCCCATCCCGTGATAGGAAATACACAGGCAAGGTCTGGTGACGACGAGAAACTGATGCAGGATATCTCGTAGTTGAGGACTTCAATGTCGAAACCAACCTTCGGCTGTTTTTCAAAGTATTCCAACCACTGCAAAGCTTCTTCGATATTTTCATAGTGGTAGATGAGAGTGCGTTCGGGTCGGCGGAGTTCGGGATATTGTCCTTCGATTTTTGCTTTCTTCAGATCGCAGACAATCATGTATCGATAGGAGTACATACCTCGAATAGTTTGCCCTGGATGGTGGGTAGGTATTACTTTACGATTGCCGCCAAGAATGCTATCAGTAAAAACATAGCCACGATATTTAGATAGATGACGAAGTCCTGAGATTGCCGAAAGCGCGAAGCTGCCTGCCGCAACGAAGACATTAGCTTGTACGTCCTGTAGTTCCTTTTGTAAACGTTCTACTTGTAATTGTCCAAGGGAGGATATCGTGTTCTTTTTATCATCAAAGTACCTTGACCGTTGGGAGTAGTCAACTCGATCGAGAACGACATTCGTAGTGTATACCTCCCCTCGGATAAGCCCAGCCGCGTGTAGACACTGTTCGAGTACTGTCCCAGCAGGTCCACTAAAAGGTCTTCCTGTTCTTTCGTCAAAGCCATCGGAGAAGTCTCCAATAATTGCAATTTTGGCATTTTTAGGACCGCTAGGTTGAATAGTACGTCGTTGATTCGTAGGTTCGATGAAGGGCATATCTATTCCTTCATTAACTGTTTAATGAAGATCGCTAACTGCCAGGATAAATCATGAGTTTCTGCCGTCATATATTGGAGACCCATGCTTTTTTGTCTATTGTCAGCAGACTGAACATACTTCTGAGTAAGAAATTTAAAAACTTCTTTATCAATTTCATAATCTTTCATTTCATTCCCCTTTCTTACGCGCTAGTTCCCGTCGTGCATCTTCCTCGACTGCGAGCATGAACTTATCCTTGTAGGAACCATTATTGTCATAGCCAAAACCAGGGTAGCCCATGTAATAACAACTACGGAGGGTAGCCCCACTGCCCAGGAAGGGAACAAAAACATGGCTACCAGGAGTGAGAAAAGTAAACAGCAGTTTATTAATAAGCACCACTGGACGCTGAGTCGGATGATACTTTTTATCCTCGCCAGTCGAGGGGCAACCGGGGAATAAGAAGGCATTGTTCATACCCCTTTGGGAGAGGACTGGATTGCCCTTTCGGCAGATGTAGAAGGGTTCCCACACTCTAGCCAGGTATAATTCAGGTTGGAGAGTTTGACCATTGCTCTTAACCCATATACCAGGAATTTCGTCTACTTCCCAGCCTGCTTCCCTTAGCTGGGTTAGTACTTCATGCTGCCAGGACTGACCAAACCAGAAGATCATCCAACAATCCTTCCCAGCAACGCGATACAATTCTGTACAAAGGCGCTTGAGAAAATCTGGATAATCAGCAGCCGGAATTTCATTGTAGTCTTCTTGGAGCTTCTCGTTTGTTACGCTGGAGTTTAGCTTGGACTTCTGTTTGTTTAGGTTTACTCCGTAGGGAGGATCACATTCAATGAAGTCAATGTGGCCATTTGTTCTCATACCTTTCATGCCGACGAAGGTATCACCAATAATGTAGTTTGCTTCGGCTACCTTAAGGGCTGACTTGATGCCTCGCGCTACGCGCTCCGCATCGGTGAGATTCCCCGAGTCCGGTTGTGCATCTCGCTCCGACAGACGCTCCTGTTGGCGGGAACGTAACTCGGCAGTGATAGCTTGTTCTTCGATAGACTTGATTGTCTTTAGTGCCTCGTCTGCCGTTTTGCAATTAGCCAGCTCAGGTACTGCTTCCATTGCACGAGCCAGTTTAATATTCCTGGCTGCACGACTTGGAGATTGGTCGAGGAGTTCGGCAGTTTTACGACCAGACCAGTCCCTCGTCTTAGCATGTTTTTCTTCATACAGGCGATTAATCTCCGCTGTCAGGCGAGCCTCTTCTTGCCAGGTCATTTCCTTCCGGTTGACGTTCTCCATTAGTTCGACTTCACGGGCATCCAGTTCCCCATCAGTGGTGCGAATTAGTGCAGGAATTTCAACCAAGCCGGCCAAGGTAGATGCAGCATGGCGACGACCACCAGCCAAAAGGTTAAGGTCAGTATCCAGAGTGATAGGTTGTAGAACACCTTTTTCTTTGATAGCATCGGCGAGTCCTTGGAGGTCGCCCATGTCATCACGGTAGCGACCGTTTACTTTGATATCGGAGAGTTTAACAATTTTGAGTTTGTAACCACGATCTGTTGCGACGCCCATGTTTACCCCTTATCGAATGAGTACTATTAACTTACTGTCAGGTCCCCAAGGCATCTCTTCCTTAGTTGAATACACATCTGTAATATGGCAGTACCCAAATTCATCATCTAGGTATCGAACTTCCATATTATCAGGAAATTCTGAGAGCTTGTTGATTAGTTCCGCAACTGTCATAAACCACCTTCCAGTGATCGTAGAAGTTCTTCACGCTCCGCTGGTGACATACCGGCGAGGAGTTTATCCAACTTGGATACGACGGGTGCAACCTTCTTAGTTGCTGCCTTCCGTTTGTGTTCCTGTGCTGCAGGGCGCACAGTTTCTCGACGATGCCGTATCTCTTTGAGTCGCTCTTTGAGTTCCTCGTCGGTCATCAGGTCGATAGGCTTGATTAGTTTACTCAAGTCCATTGTAGTTCCTTTGTGTGTATTAGTCATTCACGGTACATCCACGATGCATACACACATGTAAGAATAAAAAACTCCCCTGCCATATGTAGCACAGGGGAGTGACTGTCGATTAGCGGCGACGACCGCTCTTGCTTTTCTCAGCTACCTCGCCCTTCAGCGGGGGTAGTACTACTTCATTATATACATTGCCCTTTTCATTAGGCTGACCAAGGCGTACTTCACAGTTCGCAGTAGCACCTACAATATCCATAGCCATCTTTTCGGTATCGATGCCCTGGGGATCGTAGGGTACATTGAACAACTCCAAGAAACGGCGGAGGTTCAACATCTTAAATTGACGAGCGCGAGGCTCATCGTCCTCATGGGGCAAGGACAAGAACATATTGATGTTTTGATATTCAGGATTGCTCAGGAAGCCGAGAGATACTCGGAACTGAGGCGATCCCGGACGCTTGCTGTTTGGACCAGTTACGGTATCCTCACAGCCTGTTACTTGCAATTCATAGCGTCCGATGGGAGCAGCAGTCTGCTCTTGTACTTCATCAAGGTTTACAGGAATGAATGTCATGTTTGCTCACTTGGTTGATTGATTGAGAAGTCCAGGCCTCCTATGAGGGTGCTGGTATTACACTGATGTGCCAAATTGGTACATCAGATTAATTGTGCCAGTCTGGATGTTGCATCCAATCCTCACACCAATTAATTCCTACACTGCCATACTTATCGCGTTTTACATTGGTAATTTCAGCATAAGTTTCATGGCCATTATCTTGTGCCCACACTACAACCTCATCATCAGGTCGCATGCGTTGTAGACCTTTGATAAGTTCACGGACTTTCATTTTCTTCCTCCACGATAAAGCGGCCAATCCCTTGACCAATGATAGGTTTATCCCAGTCGATCGTCACGTCCTCAAAGGGCTCAAGTCCCTTGAATGATGTGCGGATAGTACTTGTCATACGATCCGGTACAGTCTGAATCATGTAGGTCATATTCCCCTTACCGTCGTTATCGGCACTTGTGGTGAAGATATCGCTGAAGAGGAGGGGAATTTTAGTCTTTAGGCGGCCGGTCATCAGGGGGGCACGGAAGATCTTCTTCGTCAGCTCATCCTGCCGGGCTTCCATGTGACCTGTTACATATACGATCTTTCCCAGGCTATTAAGGGTACGCATAACATTGGTGAAGACTTGCATCTGCGGACCATAGTCATCCTGTTGTGGCCACTTACCGGCCCGGCCATTGATCGTCAGGACGCGATCCATAATGAGGTCTTGGAAGGTTGTAGCACTATCGATTCCGATTACATCGTAGGAGTCGAAGAAACCATCCTTTACTCGGCTGTCGAAGTCCTTTTCCCAGTCTACATACATCTGGTTTTGGTGGTTTGTAGTCTTGTCGCCACGATCCTTGCTCAAAGATGTAACGGAAAGGTTGAGGGCATCCGGGAGGAACTCCTCATAATCAACGTCATGGCCTTGCAAGGACAGGATGGCATTAGGATCGAAGAGGTACATGAACTTCTTACCCGGGAGAGTAAGAAGTTGGCTGGTCTTACCAGTGCCAGTGTCACCAAGCATTAGGAACTTGTGCTTGGCAACACTACGGGCTTGAGTGGCGTTAGGCATTGACTACTCCACACCCATGTGTTTGAAGAGTTTTTTTACTTCTTCACAGGGGGACACAGATACATGTTTGTATAGATCTTTGATAGCTAGAACAGTCAGCCTTTGAATACCAGTACTATCAAAACTCTTTTGAATTTCCATCCCACAAGCTTTCATAATAGTACTAATATTACGATCGTTTACAGGGAATCCTACACGCTCAGTTATTTCTTGAGCAAGCTTTGTAGGATTTGTATCAAGCAATGACATTTTTTCTAGCTCACGCATTACTTGCATTTGCATGGCTAGCGTTAGTTGATTCTTTTGCATTAGATAGACTCCCCACTCTCGCCATTTACCAAACGCTCAAGATCGGAGAACTTCTTCTTTAGTTCAGATAATTCCTTCTTTGCCGCATCCCGCTCTGAATTAGATTGAGTCCACCAGGTGCGGAACTGATCGCGTTCCTTGCCAATAGAGTCTTTGACTTCCTCGGCTGCTTTGCTTTTTAGAGCTTCGTACTCATAATCAGGGGCATTCTTGATTTCATACTCCACAGCCGTAAGTTCTTTCTTGTCATTCTCCGTACTTGCATTATTGAGTAAGTCTACCCATTGTGGTAGGGTATGCTCATGAACTACAAGCTTTGCCCAATAGCCAATTTGAATGATCTTCATGTTGTTTCCTTTGTGTTTGTCGTGGGTAATCTTTCGAATTTCATCTGTAACTGTTTGCCCTATAGGATCAGTAAGAGTGTAATTAAACTTATGCATCACTAACCCCTTGTACCAGTTTATCAAGCCCTAACGTATCGAAGGGTTCCCACCTTTCTTCTACATACCCAGCAGGAGCTTCACCGAGAGTGCTAGGATCAGAAATAGTACGGCAAATATCCAAAAAAGGACAAACACCGTACTTACCATAGCAGCTATCTTCGTTTCGCGGGAAAAGTCCGGCGGTAAGTTTTCCCTTGTTGGCATATGTATCTTCCTCCAACGTGATCCTCATAATCCATTCTTTAGTATCGTAGGTCCATTCTTTGAGGAGGGGCCATGAATGGCTAACCGGGATAAATTTGAAGGCGTCGTGTACTTTTTTGTGTACGAGAGCTGCATCCACCCATACTGACTGTAGCTTCGGGTAATAAAGGGTCCCCGCAAACTGATAGCCTTTGATCTGCGGAGCGGCATACCAGGAATCGCAGTAATCTCTCTGGAATTGGCCTTGTATTGCGTACGCGGTGGTAGTTTTATGCTCAAGTATGATTGTTTGTCCATTATATTCTACCACCTTATCAAGCCTGCCGACGTACCATGTATCAGTTAGTTCGGGAAATGGAACTGCAATTGGCTGTTCAATAGAGATTACTTGGGAGTTTTGTAGCATCCTTTCGTGATGTGTTACATAGTTGTAGAACATCTCGTGGGCGACGCCCGGTGTGCGAGGGTTTAGCTCTTCTAATGTGGCCATATCCAGCTCGAGATCGAATCCCATCTCGGACCATTCCAATAGGAATGCAGCCATGGCCTCAATCACCAGCTCCTCTTTGTCAATATGTGGGGAGTACTTCATCTGCCGAGAAGCAGTACCCCAAATAGCATCCATCCCAGCATGCCAACTACCGCCGAAAACCAAAGCAGGGCTTGTAGATGAACCTTCCCTAGTCCAACCGAGGACATGCCGAATGAAATAAGATCGGGGACATTTCTTGTAGTCCGATATACGAGTATTGTCATAGTGACGGGACTTTTTTGTGAAGGTTGTCATCAGAAAGTATCCTGCATGTCATCATCTTCCTCATCGTTTTCCATAACCTCAGAAAATGCCTCATCCCACTCTGCATCTGTCATTCCAGATAGAATAAACTCTCTATCAGAATCAGATATATTACTCATGATATTTTGAATATGGCCCCTCCCTGATAGCCATTCATCATACTGATCCTGAGTAATATCAATATCTAACATACGCGTAATTCCTGAATATCGTGAAGTTCTCGTGATTAGCATTGTCATTCCTCAATCGTATCGTTGTCTGTTACCAGTGTTCGTTCGATGTACTTACCGCCCTCGAACAACAGGAAGTTCACCCGTCCGTGCAACTCTGTGAGGATAGCCGTAGCCACACAGCATAGGCTAGTTAGGGAAGATATCACAAGGTAATCATCTTCCCCAGAATCCCACAGACATTCTCGAAGTTCTCGATACATCTGAGAAATATCACTTTTGTTCTTAACTGAGACGTGACAGAATTCTATTGCTCCGAAACGTTCGGCATCGGAATAGTCATGACCGCCATCAGTTAGGATATATACTCGTTTTGTCATTATTGTACTTTGGTTAGGTATAGTTATTCGGACTCGGACGCAGACTCGGACTCGGATCCGCCTTCGACTTATATGACATTTACAGGCTTTTTCATTTATATTACATCTGTTGTGGAAGTTGTGTTGTTGTGGTCAGGGCAGTAGGATTTGAACCTACGACCACTTGGTTCCAGGCCAAGTACTCTACCAGACTGAGCTATACCCTGTTGTATCAGTGAAGGCCCTGTGACCGCCCAGTCTAAACGATATGCATGTATATCGCCCAGGACCTTCACTGATGCCCCTATCGCCATGAGGGGCGGCATGATTGATGTATTCTTGGACACATATCAATTATGTGTGGATGTGCGGTGACGGGGCATCACTTCCAATTATTCTGCGCTTACTAGGATAGCCACTGTAACCTGACGAGGGTTAACCTAAGCAACGGGTTGTCATCCCTGTTACGTCGGCCAAATGTTGCAATGGCTATTATAGTGCCCTTATGTCCTGAAGGGCGACAGGCTTTCCTATTATGCAGCATCCTGAAAGCGGGAGTTCCTACGGTCAGGAGGTAACCGTGCTGCATATTTTGACTAATCCTTTTGGTAATACTCCGAATATGTATAGCTAATATTACGCCAGTTCCCGAAGCTTCTTCAGCAGAGCCTTCCGCTCTTCCGGATCAGTGATAGCGCCGATCGCAGCAGTAGCCTTCTCGAAGGCAGATTGTTTCACAGCCGGAGCGCGAACACCAGGCTTCCACTCGTGTGCGATCTTTTGCAATTCTTCCTGTGACTTATCGATATTGCGACGAAGGACTGCCTGCAGATCGATAACGGCAGCTGCCAGGAACTTATTGAAGACTACTTCTTCGCCGTACTTATTGACAGCTTCATGAAGGTTTGCAGGAGTGTGAAATTCTACCTTAACAACTTCGGGATGTTCTTTGGTCTTTGCGGTTACTTCCATTGCTAGTTCCTCATTTTTTCATAGTTACATGGATGGGTATCCCATGACAGGGATACGGGTACTCCCCCGCATGGGAGGGTCAATTATACAGCGTTTGGGGATTCAGATACATTGGGTTTGTGCGTGTTGTGCTAAATCGTGGGGCCATTGTGACCGGTTTCGGTGGGGTTGTCAATCAGTATTTGTAGGGGTGTTTTATTCCTAAATAAATATATCTGCGTGTTTTGGATGCGCAGCCCCCATTACTACGAAGTAGTATCCCAAGGCGGCTTGGGCAAGGCGCATCACCTCCTATTATACACTCAGTTGTTATAAGGGTTGTGCCAATTTGGGACATTACTTATTCGGCGACGGCGCGGCGGCGAGCATTCTGGAATAGGCAGCGATTTCCTCAGTCATTTTGCTCGGATTTAGATCTCGGAAATTAGTACCGCTGAAATGATTGAGCATTTCATCGGTTGGCTCAACCGGCACCAACTTCCAACCTTCCGGAATTTCCGGATAGTTCGTTGCCTCCATCTCATTAGCGATATCGCGGAGCATGGTTAGCGCTATCTCCAATCTCCCTGCCAGATAGTGGCCGCCGCGTCCGCCCCAACTCGATACATCACGCTCAAACAGGGATACACATGCATGCATTGCTTCCGGCGTGTGCTTCATGGCTTTTTCCCCTGTAGAGCGGCTTCGATGGCGGCGCGCATGGCTTCATAGTCTGCTTCGTCGCCATTACATAGAAATTCTTCGTAAGCCGTCATTGCGATATCGACCATCTCATCCGTCACCTCCACGCGGGGATGGGGTGGGGCGGTGTAGACGGGGTGTTCACCAACAGGGAGGTCCATGCACGCTTCCGTGTAGTCAAAGCGGGCGTTCTTTCCATACTGGTTTGAATCATCGGTAATAATGACCAAACGGCCGA